CGTCCACGTGCCGTGATCGAGTTCGACCGCAACCTCGACCAGTTCTACGCACTGGCGTGATATCTTGGGAGAGCCGCCACTCGCGGTGTTCTCCTCTCCCTGCCCCTCGTATTCCAAGTGAATACGGGGGGTTTTTATTTGTGTATGTGGTACAGTCTAGGAACTAGAAGGGAGACCCATGCGGCAGGACAAACTCAACAAGGAAATGGTGGAACTGGGCAAGCAGCGGTACCAGAACCGCAAGGCCAAGGCCCATGAGATCGCCTCGGAGAGCAACACCATCCCCGGGCGGATGATGCTGAACCGATGCACCACGGAACTGGCCAAGGGGCTGGCCCTGTGGATGGCACGTGCGGAGAACGGACCTGGCCGCAGGCATCGCTGCTTCCCCCTGCTGTCGCAGATCGCCTCGGAGAAGGCAGCCGTCATCGCGGCCAAGGTGGTCATCGATGCCCTGTCCCAGGAACGGATGCTGACCGGGACCTGCATCGCCGTGGGCCGTGCCATCGAGGACGAGATCCTGCTCGATGAACTGGCCCGTGAGCAGCCCGACTTTCTCCGAACCGTCCAGAAGAAGACGTTCAAGAAGGTCGGGCAGAAGTTCAAGCGCAGGTTCGCCCGTGACGCAGCCAAGGCCGTTGACCTGGTCACCAAGCGTTGGGCCAAGGCCGAGGCGCTGGCCGTGGGCCTGCTGTTGGTGGAGATGCTGGCCGAGCGCACCGGGGTCATCGAGATCATCACCAAGTTGAATGCCCGGGGCCGCCGCTACTGCGTGATCCAGCCGACCAAGGACATCCGCGAGTGGATCAAGGGATGCCACGAATACCACGAATCCCTTGAGCCCATGTTCCTGCCCATGATCGAGAAGCCCCTGGAGTGGAACAACCCCTGGGTGGGCGGCTACGCATCGCTGGACTGGAAGCCCCGGCCCCTCGTCAAGAGCAGGTCGAAGTCGTACCAGGAATCACTGTCATCATCACTGTCATCGGGCGTGTATGCGGCGGTCAACTTCGTGCAGAACACCCCATGGGTGGTCGATGGCTACATCCGTGAACTGGTGCATGAGTGCTGGAAGGAAGGCATGGCCGTCGATGGTCTGCCCCCGAGCCGCGACGAGGAACTGCCCACCAAGCCCGTCAACATCGACACCGACGAGCAGGCCCGCCGTGACTGGCGCAAGGCCGCAGCCAAGATCCACTTCCTGAACGAGTCGTATGAGTCCCAGCGCCTGCTGACGCTCAAGTCGCTGTTCGTGGCCGACAAGATGGCTGCCCATGGACGGCTGTGGTTCCCTCACCAACTGGACTTCCGTGGTCGTGGCTACCCACTGCCCCTGTTCCTGCACCCCCAGGGCGTCTCGTATGCCAAGGCCATGCTGCGCTTCGCCGATGGCAAGCCCCTGAAGACGGAGGCCGACCAGTTCCCCCTGTACATCCAGGTGGCCAACAAGTTCGGCCTCGACAAGAAGACGATCAAGGAGCGTGTCCGGTGGGTCGAGGAGAACCGGGCAAGCATCCAGCAGGTGGCCCGTGACCCATGGGCGAACAAGGTGTGGCTTGAGGCAGACGAGCCGTTCGCGTTCGTGGCCGCCTGCCGTGAGATCCATGAAATGTGGCGGCAGGGATCGTCCTTCGTCAGCAGCCTGCCCATCGCCATGGATGCCACCACGCAGGGCCTGCAGATCTACTCGATGCTCCTGCGGGATCCCGTGTCGGCCCTGGCCACCAACGTGTTGCCCTCGGACCATCCCTCGGATCCGTACCAGTTCGTTGCCGACACCGTAATCACGAAACTGAAGTCGTCAATGGAGCCGATGGCCCAGACCCTGCTGAAGATGGGCATCGACCGGACCACCACCAAGCGGCAGACCATGACCCTGCCCTACGGGTTGACGCTGCATTCGTGCATCTCGTACACCCGTGAGTGGCTGGAAGACCGCATCCGCAAGACCGGGAACAACCCCTTCGGCCTGGAGACCTACAAGCCCGTGGCCTACCTGGGCAAGATCATCTGGGAATCCATCGGTGATGTCGTGGGTTCCGCCCAGCGCGGCATGAAGTTTATCCGTGATGTCATGGCGGTCCTGATCGACAATGACGTGACCCCGTACTGGATGACCCCCATCGGGTTCCCTGTTCGAATGAGGTACGAGAACTACGATGTGGTCACGGTCTCCACCCGGATCGGGGCCAAGGCCAAGGTCCTGAGCATCCGGCTGGAGAATGGTGTCCAGTCCAAGCGCAAGGCCCTGAACGGAGGCCCCGCCAACTATGTCCACTCCCTGGACGGCTTCGGCGGCCTGCTTGGGCACACGGTCAACCTGTGCGCGGCCAACGGCATCAACCACCTGGGGTCGGTGCATGACCAGATCATGTGCCTGTCGGGGGATTACCTGAAGGTGGCTTCGTGCGTCCGCGAGGCGACCGTTGACATCTTCACCCGGGACCTGCTGAATGAGTTCAGAACCGGGGCCTTGACAATGTTGCCCGGGTCTGTTACACTGCCTGAAGTTCCTGAGTACGGTACTCTGGACATCACGAAGGTCCGAGACTCAGATTACTACTTCAACTGAGTCTAGGACCTAGACACAAAGGAGACGCCACATGAGTGCTACCCGCAAGAAGTTCGCCCGCATCACCTCGCCCCTCGGTACGGCCATCTACCCGCGCCTGACCACGCCGGACACCAAGTTCGACAAGGACGGCGTGTACAGCGTGGATCTGGAACTGGACCCGAAGGACAAGGCCTCGAAGGACTTCATCGCTTCGCTGAACAAGGCGGCGGATGAGGCCTACGAGTCCGAGTGCGAGAAGCGCGGCGGCAAGAAGTTGAAGCGGTCGGCCATGCCCATCAAGGAGACGGACGAGGGCATGATCCGCATCAAGTTCAAGTTGAAGGCCAAGGCCGGGAACGAGGAGAAGTCATGGGAGCAGAAGCCCGTTCTCTTCGACTCGGCAGGCACGGCCATCCAGACCCCGCCCAACGTGGGCTCTGGCTCCAAGATCAAGGTCGCCTTCGAGGTGGTCCCCTTCTTCACCGCCATGGTCGGTGCCGGGATCTCCCTCCGCATGAAGGCGGTCCAGATCGTGGAACTGCGCGAGTACGTCCCAGGCGACAACTTCGATGCCTACGGGTTCAAGGCTGATCCCAAGGGCTTCGTGGCCAGCGCCAACGCCAACGATGCGACCGGATCGGAAGACAACGACTTCTGATGAAGATCGTCCTCTGGGTTGATCCTGTTCCGGCGTCTCGTCCCCGCATTTCGCGGAGGGGTTTCGCTTACTACGGGAAGACCTACGAGAGATTCCGACGAGAGGCCAAGGCGGCCCTTGGTGCCATGAACAAGCCCAAGGGCTGCCCCCTCTCGGGTCCGCTGCTGGTGAAGGTTCGTTTCTTTTGTCGTAAACCCAAGAAGCCGTCGAATGTCTGGCCCGTAGGAGACATCGACAATCACGTCAAGTCGATCCTCGACTCGCTCAACGGATGGGCGTGGCAGGACGACACACAGATCATGTGGCTGGAAGCAGAGAAGTGCTACAGCGACCAGCCACGCATTGAAATCGAATGGAGAGAGAACAATGCAACTCCACAAAGAATCGGAGTTCGTTCAGCATGAGCCCTGCCCCGCTTGCGGGAGCAAGGACAACCTCGCCCGGTACACGGATGGACACGGGTATTGCTTCGGCTGCAAGCACTACGAGGCCGGAGACGGGCAGGTCATCGAGCCGATCACCAAGGTCCGCGAGGACCTGATCTCGGTCGAACCCTCGCGTCTCAACAAGCGGGGCATCACGGAGGACACCAGCGTCTTCTGGCAGTACGGCCTCGGCCAGTACAACGGCCAGACGGTCCAGGTGGCCCAGTACATCCGTGACCGCGAGGTCGTGGCCCAGAAACTGCGGTTCCCCTCCAAGGACTTCCTTGTGCTGGGAGACAGCAAGAACATGCCGCTCTACGGGATGCACCTGTGGCGGGATGGTGGTCGCATGGTCACGGTGACCGAGGGCGAGGTGGATGCCCTGACGATCAGCCAGTTGTTCGGCCACAAGTGGCCTGTCGTGTCGGTGCCCACTGGGGCTGCAGGTGCCCTGAAGTCGTTCCAGAACAACCTCGAATGGCTTGAGAAGTTCGAGAACGTGGTGATCATGTTCGATGACGACGAGCCCGGTCGCAAGGCAGCCCGTGAGTGTGCCATGCTGCTGACCCCGGGCAAGGCGAAGATCGGGACGATTCCCGGCTTCAAGGATGCGAACGATGCCCATGTCGCGGGCGAAGGAAAGCGGGTGATCGATGCGGTCTACGGTGCGAAGGCGTTCAGGCCTGATGGAGTGGTTCTGGGATCTGATCTTTGGGACGCCGTCAACGCGGACGATCCCAACGATTCGACTCCCTACCCATGGTCTGCCCTCAACGAGAAGTTGCTCGGCATTCGGAAGGGCGAACTTGTGGTTCTTACTTCCGGCACCGGGATCGGAAAGTCCAGCGTGTGCCGGGAAATGGTGTGTCACCTCATCCGCAGCGGCAAGAAGGTGGGCCTGCTCATGCTCGAAGAGAGCGTCAAGCGCACCGGACGGAACCTCATGGGCATCCATCTCAACACTCCCCCGTACTTCTGGGAGGAGCGCGGCATCTCGCAGGACCAGAAGCGTGAGGCCTTCGACTCGACGGTAGCCAAGGTGGTGCTGTTCGACCACTTCGGATCCGTGGACCCGGAGAACCTGCTGGCACGGACCCGGTACATGATCAAGTCATGCGGGTGCGACTACATCTTCCTGGACCACCTGTCCATCGTCGTGTCCGGCCTTGGGGATGGCGACGAGCGCAGGCTGATCGACAACGCCATGACCTCGCTGCGTTCCCTCGTAGAGGAGACCCAGGCGGCCATGTTCGTGGTCTCCCACCTGCGGCGTCCTGATGGGGACCGTGGCCATGAAGAGGGTGCCTCGACATCCCTGGCACAGTTGCGTGGGTCCCACTCGATTGCCCAGTTGGCTGACGCCGTGATCGGCCTTGAGCGCAACCAGCAGGGCGAGAACCCCAATGAACTGGTGCTGCGCGTCCTGAAGAACCGCTTCACCGGGGACACCGGGATCGCGGGGATGCTGACGTACTACAAGGACACGGGACGGCTGCACGAAACCGAGATGGAGATCAACGATGACATCTGACCTGCTGCTGGCCGATGGTTTCGAGCGGGCGTTCATCGGAATCATCATCGACCATGAGAACAAGGTCCATGCGGTGTACGACCAAGACAAGGCCTTGACGGTTCTGATGGAACGTGATGGAATGGACTTTGAAGAGGCGCTGGAATACCTGTCGTTCAACGTGACCTGCGCCTACGTTGGGCCTAACACGCCCTTCTGGCTGGAACGCATGACCATGAAGCAACTGGAAGAACTGGAGGATTCCGATGAATGACATTGACGACCTGATCGTGGAACGGGCAATCGAGATCATCACCCAACTCCGCAAGGAGCGCGACGAGGCGCGGCGGGATGCGGAACGGTGGCAGGACGATGCTCTGCGCCTGCTTCGGGAACTGAATGCATCGGCAAAGGAGAACAC